GGGGTCAGGGACTATAGCTTTTGATTCAACAGCAGTTACCAGTTTAACGAATTTAAACACTACAGGTACTATTACAGATGGTGTTTGGAATAGTGATAGAAAATTTGACAAAACCTCAACAACAGATTTATCATATCAAGGAGATATAGTTTATTGGTCAAGCACAACTGTTACTGCGGGTAAAGTATATGTATATTCAGGAGGAGATTGGGTAGCAGCTGATGCAGATGCAGAATCAACATCTAAAGGAACATTAGCTATTGCTTTAGGAAATGGCGCTTCAAACTCTGTAGGTATGTTAATTAGAGGAACATTTACTTTAAACTATGATCCAGGAAATGATGGGGATATATTACACCTTTCTACAACAGCTGGAAATTTAATAGTAGAACCACCAAGCGGTACAGGTGATGTAGTGAGAATAGTGGGACAGTTACTTGATAGCACTAATGGTCAAATATGGTTTAATCCAGACTTTACATATATAACACTTTCTTAATATGTCTGCATCAAAGGTAAACGGTATTGCTACAGACACGATATCACGATATCACAAGTTAATGATATAAACTTATCAGCTATTTCTCAAATTAATGATGTAGATATGCCACCAGCATTTAGCACAGATTACTCTCTTGAGTTAAACGGTAGTTCACAATATGTAAATTTAGGAGACCAAACCTCTTCAGCACTAAACCCTTCTCAATCTTCAATTAATAGTAGCGGCCTTACTTTAACTGCTTGGGTATATATTGATGTACTTTCAGCTGGAGAGTATATTTATGACTTAGGAAATTGCTGTACTAATAATTACTACGGATTAAAAATGGTGGTTAACGGAAATGGAGCTTTAGTTTTTCATGTTATGGGATTAAATGGAGGTTTTGCAGGCGCTGGTAGTAATAACAGAAATACAACAAGAACAGCAAATTCAACTATTTCAACAGGTCAATGGTATCATTTAGCGGTGGTTGTACCATCAGGTAGTATGGGCTCAACACAAAATAGAGATTCATGGCTTATATATATTAACGGGTCAGCATATAGCGGTACTTATACAAGGTCTGGAAATCAAAATGTTGCTTTAACATACAATGGAGACTCAAGTTTAGGGGTTTGGAGAAGAGCAAGTAATGTAAACTTTTTTGATGGTGAAATGAATAATTACGCAGTATTTTCTACAGCTTTAAATGCTACTAATATTTCAGCTATTTATAATTCAGGAGCGCCTATAGATTTAAGCACAAATTCTGGTAATTATAATCAGTCTGCTAACTTAACTGCATGGTGGAGATTTAATGAAGGCTCAGGAACTTCATACACTGATAGTTCAGGTAATGGTTTTACAGGGTCAGGAGTTGGCTCGCCTACATTTAACACAAATGTTCCAACGTAATTACATAAATAAATATTTATTATCTTTGTGCTTTATTAACCTTTAAATTAAATTAAATGAAAAAAATAACTGATGACGAATTAACTCTATTACAGGGGTTACAAAAAGAATTTAGTCAAGCAAAATTAGACTTAGGAAACACTGTATTACAGCAACAAACTTTATTAACTAAAGTTAATGATATAAGAGCTAAATTTACAGAACAAGAAAAATTATTAATGGAGTCTTACGGAGAGAATGTTACCATTAATTTAGAAACTGGAGAAGTAACAGATAAAGAAGAGTCTGAATTAACAAAAGTAGAAACAGAGTAAAATAAAAATGTCGCAATATGGCTAAAATTAAAAACACGACTGCTTATCCTACAGTCACACCCAATGCAAGTGATTTATTAATAGCAACGGATGTTAGTGACAATAATAAGACAGTAACTTTTTTAGTCAGCGACTTACTTGCTGCTGGAACCGTACTACAAGACTTACAATCAGTTTTAACAACTGGTGATACTGCAATAGAAGATATAAATCTAACTGGTACTCTTAGTGTAACAGGAACCATAGCATTAGGAGCAACCGATAAGATTACATTAGCGGGTAGTTTTGGAACTGCCGGTCAGGTAATAGCAGTTAATGCAGCAGGAACAGGGCTTGAGTATTCACCAGCAGGATCAGTACAATCTTGGGATGATACTGTTTCTGTGGGTGATACTGTACAGTCACAATTTTTAAAAGTAGTAGATGGCGGAATGTCTTTTACTAATTCAGTAACTACAGCAGCTGCTTTAACGGGAAGTGAATTTACATCTTTATTATGGGCTGGCCCTGTAGAAATATCTAATTCAGTAGAAATTGGAGACCCAACAGGAGCTGTAACTACATACGCTTTAAATTTATTTTCTAAAACACAATTACAAGTTGACGGTTCATTTGGAACATCTGGTCAATTTTTAGCAGTAAATGCAGCAGAAGATGGGGTTGAGTGGACAAGCGCTCCTACTCAAACTACTCCTGATATTCAGGCTGTATTAACACAAGGAAATACAACTACCAGTTTAGGAATAGATTTTACCGGAACAGCGTTATTACCTACTTCGGTAACATTAGATGCTAATTCAAAAATAATATCACAAGGTAACAATTCATTCACTGGTAGCAATCTTTTTAATGGAGTTGGAAACACTTATTCTACAGCTTCGGTTGTGTTAGATGCTCAGGTATGGGCAGGTAATTCTACTACTGGTGGTGTTGGTACAGCAGGTGATATATTAACAGTTGCATCAAATGGTACTTCATTAGAATGGAGTAGTACAGCGGCAGGAACACAAGACTTACAATCTGTTTTAAATAATGGATTTACTGCGGATGCAGTTGGAGTTAATACATCTTCTATTGGTTTAGTGGGTGATGGAACAGCAGTTGCCAGCGCAACTAAAGGTATTGTTACAATAGAGGACGGTACTTTAAACTTAACAGGAGACACACAATTATTACTTGATGGTCAGGCAGGAACTACCGGTCAAGTTTTAATTTCGCAAGGAGCTAATGCAACACCTATATGGAGCGCAGCAGGTTCAGGTAGCGGTACAGTTACTTCGGTTTCTGTAACAGACAGCACATATATAGATTTAAGTGTATCAAATCCTAATGATACTCCAGATATATCAGCAGCATTAATAACAACTGGATTAGCGCCAGGAGCATCAACAGATTTTTATAATGCTACGGGAGCTTTTTCAGAACCGATAGGAGCAGATTGGGATTTAAGTTTTTCAAATACTGGTGTCCCAGCATCTTCAGGAAGTATAGTTGGGGGTTCAGGATATAGTTCTGGTACGGGAGTTGGAACTTCTTATTCAGGGGCAGGAGTAGGACTAACCGTTAATATTACTGCTGTTGCAGGAGCTATTACATCCATAGATTCCTTAAACGGAGGTACAGGATATACTGTCGGTGATGTTATAGGAGTATTAGGAGGTACAGGAGGTACTTTTACAATTACCTCTGTTTCTTTAACTACAGTAGGCTTAACAAACTCTGACGGAACAAGATCAAGTACAGTAAATATAGATGCAGGAAGTAATATAGCTATGACTGTAGACTCTTCTAATGATTTAACATTATCATCATCAGCTGGAGGTGGAAGCGTAACAAGTGTAGCGCTAACAAGTTCAAATTTATCTGTAAGTGGTTCACCAATAACAACAAGCGGAACACTAACTGTAGCGTTACCTACTTCAGGTGTTACATCGGGTTCATATACAAATGCTAATATAACAGTAGACGCTGAAGGAAGAGTAACAGCAGCGGCTAACGGAACAGATAATAACACAACATATACTGTTGATGTTCCTGCTGCTACAACTAATATAAACCTTGCAGGTTCAGATGGCTCAAATGATGCTATTACCTTAGTAGGAGGAACAAATGTTACCATAACACGAGATAGTGCAAGTCAATTAACAATTGACGCAGCAAGTGCTGCTGGCTTGACATCTTTTGCAATGGCTACAACTCCAGCAAGTAATGCAGGCTTAGTAGATGTAACAAATAACACTTTAACATTTATTGAAAAAGAAGTAACCATTGGTTCATCAGCAAATTTAAAATACATATCTCTTGATTTAGGAACAGGTGGTACAATAAACCAGCTATCAGTTGGATTAAACGCTGATACTTCTTCATTAGACGACACTACAAAACTAACACACTTTTTAAGAGCTGATAATACATGGGCTGCTCCATCTGTAACAGCAGGGGTAAGCTCTATAATAGCAGGAAGTAATATTAGTGTAAGTTCAGCTACCGGTAATGTAACTATAAGTGCAACTGATACAAACACTACTTATACATTAGATGCTGTTCAGTCCGGTATAGGTGTTAATACTGACCCATTTATAAGACTAACAGACAGCGGAGCAACAACAGACGACATTCAATTAGTTGGAGGAAGCGGAGTAACTGTTACAAGAAACAGTAATACACAGGTAACTATAGAGGCTTCAGGCACAACCTATACTGGGCAGGCACCTGTTATAGTAGATAATACTCTAAATACTATTAAGTTAAATTACAGTGATACAGCTACTAATTTAATTTTAGCTGCTGGAAACGGAACATCTGCTGCTCTTCAAAACACAGATTACTTTTTATTTGGAGACAGTAGTGTTACAACGCCTGTTGCAAATCCTGTTAAATACGCTACACTTTCTCAACTATCTACACTAATAGGGGGTATGACTTCTTGGACAGCAGCAGCTGATACCGGAAGTGAAAATATTGAAAATGCAGAAAGTTTAACTTTTGATGGGGGCACAGGAATATCAACAGAACTTACTGGCACAACACCTAACTTTAATTTAACTATTACTAATACCGACACAGGAAGCTCACAAAATATCTTTAAGAAAATTACTGTTTTTGGTCATGTAGGACAAGATATTGATGCAGATTCTAATAGCACAACTATTACTTTAATTGAAAGACCAGGTATTGAATTACAAGGTAATACCAGTGCAAAATCATTACAAGTTAAAAATACAGGTATTGTAAGTTTAAGTGCAGGAAGCACACATCATAATGGAATTAATATTACAACAACTACTGATGTTTATGGAGCACAAAGCTCTACAGTAGACGGATTTACGGTACCAGCTGTAGATCAATATTATGTTCCTGTCTTTGATAATAATGCTCAAAAAGGTTTTGAGCAAAGCATAATTTTTGCTCAAGGGGGAACAAATCAAAGTGTAGCAATTTCAAATACAAATGTAACGAAACAGGGTTACAATTTAGTTTTAGGAGCAAGCGGTAACGCTAAAGGATTTATATATAATGCAGCAGGAAGTAACTTTAGATGGAGTAATGTAGATGCAGCAGGTGTTAGCGATGCGTCTATAAATTCCGTATATATTGGTACTGATGCAGGTTCATCACTTACAAGTGGTGGAAATAATGTAGCAATAGGAAAAGAAGCGTTTAAAGACGCTGTAAATATAAGCAATATAACTGCAATTGGTAAGGGGGCTGGAAAATCTCTTTCTGACTCAGGAGCCAATCAAAATACATTTGTAGGAGCTGACGCAGGAGCAGTAATGACGCATCAATCAAAAAACACAGCGGTAGGATATAAAGCGGCAGAAAATTCTTATGGAGGTACAGACACTGCAATTGGATATCAGGCATTAAGATATGGAATTAATGTAACCCCATCTACTACTACAGATGAGGCTATGGGTAGGGTAGCTATTGGATACAACGCAATGGGAGGGGCCAATCAAAAAGGAGTTGGAAATATAGCAATTGGAAATGATGCTATGTTGCAAGCTCAAACTACTGTTGTAGGTGGGGCAATAGCAATTGGAGACTCTGCAATGAAGAACCTTACTGCAACTCCAGGTATCTATCAAATTGCAATTGGTAAACAGGCCATGCTTAATGTCGCACCAACTCAGTCTATAGCTATTGGTTATCAAGCATTAATGAATAATACAGTTACCGGAGACCTTCAAGTAGCCATAGGTTATCAGGCAATGTTAGGAACTGTAACAGGAGATAACAACATCGCAATAGGTAGGAATTCAGGTAATACCGCTATAGGCAAATCACTGAACAGCAGCAACATCTTAATAGGTTTTTCAGCATCAGGAGCTGGGACTGATACTATAGGTATTGGTAGAGGAGTAAATGTTGGAGACAATAGTGGTACAAGCGCTATAGCTATAGGTACTACATCAGCTAATAGCGGTAATTATTCTATAGCATTAGGGGCTTCAACCAGCGTATCGGATGATTATAGTGTGGCTATAGGTTTTGGGGCAACAACTAATGCTGCAAATCAATTAGCCTTTGGTACAGTTTCTCAAAATTTAGGGGATATTGCAACACAAACTATTACTCCAAACAAAACTTGGAAAGTTAAAATAAACGGATCGGATTACTTTATACCACTGCAAGACGTTCCATAAATATAATTAAATGAAAGTAGAATTAAATGAAGATTCTATTAAACATATAAATAGGTTATTACAATCTTTACCAATAAGCACATATGATATTGTTAAAGAAATTACTGAAGTAATAAACAAAGGTTTAGTAGAAAAAGAAAAATAAAATAAAATGGATATAAGAAAAATTTCCATTGGTTCTGATTATAAATCAGGTTCAATGCACTACATAGTGGGTCAGCCTGTTCTGGGGGGAGAATACAAAATACACTTAATACAAGCAAAAGAAGAAAGTCAATCCTATAAATTATGGGTAATTAAAAATGAAGAACTTTTTGTTTGGAAAGAGTTTTTATACACTCTTCCTATAACTTTAGAATACAATATAAATTTTTGATGAGGTCTATATACTCATTTATTGTAGAGCCCTTAGAAAATAAAAGGTATAACAATACTAAAAAGTTAGGAGATGTAGAGCTGGTTACAAGTGTTTCGGAAGAAGACCATGCATCTTCAAATAGGTTAGCTATTGTAAAAGAATTACCTTTGAACTATAAAGGAGATGTAAAGCCAGGAGATACATTATTAGTTCATCATAATGTATTTAAGTTTTATAATGACATGAAGGGAAAAAGAAAAAGCGGTAAAAGCTTTTTTAAAGAAAATTTATTTTTTGTAGATGATGACCAGTTTTTTATGTATAAAAATAAAGACAGCTGGAAAGCTCATGGTAAATATTGTTTTGTAAAACCTATATTGACAGAAGATTCTTTAATTTTAAAAAACACAAAATACGAACCATTACAAGGAATTATAAAGTATAGTAATAAAGAGTTAAAAAAACTGGGTGTAAAGATAGGGGATAGAGTTATTTTTACACCAAATAGTGAATATGAATTTGAAGTAGAAGGAGAGTTGCTTTATCGTATGTTTACAAATAATATAACAACTATATTAAATGGATAATAAAGAACTAAAATTACAAATAATAGAAGCAGGAGAAAAGGCTGTAAAACAATTAGTTAAGGTAGCTAAAGAAGAAATAATAAAGTATGATAAAGATGATGAGTTAGCTGCGGATAGATTAAAAAACGCAGCGGCTACAAAAAAGTTATGTATTATGGATGCTTTTGAAATAGTAAAAAGAATTGAAGAAGAAAGAAATTTGTTAGAAGGAAAAGTTATAGAGTCTAAAAACAACACACCAAAAGGATTTGCAGAGTCACGATCAAAATAAATTATATAGACTATTGCCAAATTATGTTCCGACAGGAATAATTAAAAGAAAAAATAAGGCTAAAACATGGGAGTATGGATATAACGAAAAGTACGATATTGTTGTTATATCAAAAGACGGTACTATAGGAGATGTGTACGAAATAAGCGGGGTTCGTATAGCACTTCCGTCAACGCCAAAAATATTATATAATTCCAGAGAAAAACAAAAGGACCAGTTCTGGAACCCAACATTATTACCAAAACCTTTAAAAAGAATACAGTCAATATTTCAATGGCATAATACTCCATCGGATTTTAAAAATGAATGGGTTGATTATATTGAAAAAGAATTTGATAAAAGAGAGGAAGGCCTGTGGTTTATGAATAATGGTGTTCCTACATATATAACTGGAACTCACTATATGTATTTGCAATGGACAAAAATTGATGTAGGAAATCCAGATTTTAGAGAAGCAAATAGAATTTTTTATATTTTTTGGGAAGCGTGTAAAGCAGATAAAAGAAGTTTTGGGATGTGTTACTTAAAAATAAGACGTTCAGGGTTTTCTTTTATGAGTTCTTGTGAAGGAGTAAATCAAGCAACAATAACAAGAGATGCTCGTATTGGTATACTTTCTAAAACAGGGGCAGATGCAAAAAAGATGTTTACTGACAAGGTAGTTCCTATATCAAACAACTACCCTTTCTTTTTCAAACCAATTCAGGATGGTATGGATAAACCAAAAACAGAATTAGCATACAGAGTTCCGGCATCAAAGATTACTAAAAAAAATATGTACTTAACTGAACAGGATGAGTTAGAAGGTCTTGACACAACTATAGACTGGAAGAACACTTCTGATAACTCTTATGATGGGGAAAAGTTACAATACTTATTACATGATGAAAGTGGTAAATGGGAAAAGCCAGAAAATATTTTAAATAACTGGAGGGTAACAAAAACTTGTTTAAGATTAGGAAGTAAGATTATTGGAAAGTGTATGATGGGCTCAACATCAAATGCTTTAGATAAAGGAGGTTCTAATTTTAAAAAATTGTATGAAGATTCTGATGCTACTAAAAGAAATCAAAATGGACAAACAAAATCTGGGTTGTATAGTTTGTTTATTCCTATGGAATGGAACTTTGAAGGATATATAGATAAGTACGGTATGCCTGTGTTAAAGACCCCTGAAAAACCTGTGATAGGAATAGATGGTGAAGATATTAAAATGGGTGCAATAGATTATTGGGAAAACGAAGTTAGTTCTTTATCTTCTGATGCAGATGCTTTAAATGAATTTTACAGACAATTTCCACGAACAGAATCTCATGCTTTTAGAGATGAATCTAAACAATCTTTGTTTAATTTAACAAAAATATATCAACAAATAGATTATAACGATTCCTTAATTTTAGATCATCATGTTACCAGAGGTTCTTTTTCTTGGTTAAATGGAGTGAAAGATACTAAGGTTGTTTTTAGCCCAAATAAAAGTGGTAGATTTTTAGTAACTTGGACGCCAGGAGTAGCTTTACAAAATAGGAAAATATCAAAGGGAGGAAGATGGTATCCGGGAAATGAACATATTGGTTCTTTTGGATGTGACTCTTATGATATTTCTGGAGTTGTTGTTGGTAAAGGTTCTAATGGTGCTTTGCATGGAATGACTAAATTTAATATGGATGATGCACCGAGCAATGAGTTTTTTTTAGAATACATTGCAAGGCCTCAAACAGCAGAAATATTTTTTGAAGAAGTTTTAATGGCTTGTGTTTTTTATGGCATGCCTATATTGTGTGAAAACAACAAACCAAGATTATTATATCATTTTAAAAATAGAGGTTACAGAGGTTACTGTATGAATAGACCAGACAAAAGATTTAACAAATTATCCAAAACAGAAAGAGAGTTGGGAGGTATTCCTAACTCATCAGAAGATGTAAAGCAATCACACGCTGCTGCTATAGAGTCTTATATTGAAAAATATATAGGGTTAGATTTAGAAGGAACTTTTAGAGATTCAGATGCTATCGGAACCATGTGTTTTCAAAGAACATTAATGGACTGGGCAAAGTTTGATATTAATAATAGAACAAGGTTTGATGCTTCTATTAGTTCAGGATTAGCAATTATGGCAAATCAAAAACACCTTTACACACCTACTAAACAAAAATCAAAAATAAGTGTTAACTTTGCAAGATATAACAATAAGAGTTCTCTAAGTCAATTAATAAGATAAATGAAGGGAGTCACAATAGATATTAAATCTGCCGCATTTCCAGATCAATTTGTTTCTGATGCAAAAAAGGCTACAAAGGAATACGGATTACAGATAGGACAAGCGATACAATACGAGTGGTTTAGAAAAGGAGCAGGTTTTAATACCTGTCGTTTCTATGACCAATGGGTGGAATTTAATCGTTTGAGACTATACGCCAGAGGAGAACAATCAATAGCAAAATATAAAAACGAATTAGCAATAGATGGAGATTTAAGTTATTTGAATTTAGACTGGACTCCAGTACCGGTTATTCCTAAATTTGTAGATATTGTTGTTAATGGTATGAGTGATAGATTGTTTACGGTTCAAACCTATGCACAAGACGCTATGTCCTCTGAAAAAAGAGGAGAGTTTCAACAAATGGTAGAAACCAATGTCATTGCAAAGCCTTTGTTTCAGCAAATAGAAGATGATTTTGGGTTAGATGTTTTTCAAGTAAACCCAGATGAATTACCAGAAACAGATTTAGAAATGGAGTTGTATATGCAAATGAATTACAAGCCGGCTGTTGAAATAGCTAATGAATGTGCTATAAATACAATATTGGCGGAAAATCATTATGAGCAAATAAGAAAAAGATGTGATTTAGATTTAATGACTTTAGGTATTGGTATTACTAAACATAGCTTTCAATTAGGGGATGGGGTAAAAGTAGAATATGTTGACCCAGCTAATGTTGTTTATAGTTACACTGAAGACCCTCATTTCAAAGATTGTTTCTACTGGGGTGAAATAAAAACCATACCTATCGGTGAGGTTTTAAAAATTAACCCTGATTTGACACAAGATGATTTAGAAGAAATATCTAAATACAGTCAGGCGTGGTATCAATATTATAATGTAGCAGCTATGTATGAAAACTCTATGTTTTATAGAGATACTTGTACATTGTTATATTTTAACTACAAGTCTACTAACAGTTTTGTTTATAAGAAAAAACAAACAGCAGACGGTAATTATAAAGTAGTTCCAAAAACAGATGAGTTTAATCCGCCAGAAGAAATGATGGAAGAGGGTAACTTTGAAAGAGTAGAAAAAAGAATTGATGTATGGTATGATGGTGTTATGGTTATGGGGACTAACATTATTATAAAATGGGAGCTGGCTAAAAACATGGTAAGACCTCAGTCGGCAAGTCAATATGCAATGCCTAATTATGTTGCTGTTGCTCCAAGAATGTATAAGGGAAATATAGAGTCTTTAGTAAGACGAATGATACCATTTACAGATTTAATCCAAATGACTCACATGAAGCTCCAGCAAGTAATACAAAAGGTTGTGCCAGATGGAGTGTTTATAGATGCAGACGGATTAAATGAAGTAGACTTAGGAACAGGAAATTCATATGACCCATCAGATGCATTAAGGTTGTATTTTCAAACAGGTAGTGTAGTGGGAAGAAGCTATACTCAAGATGGTGAGTTTAACAATGCACGAGTACCTATTCAACAACTAACAACTAATAGTGGAGGAAACAAAATGCAAATGTTAATTGGTAATTATAATCATTATTTAAACATGATAAGACAAGTTACCGGATTAAATGAAGCAAGAGACGGTAGTACACCTGATCCAAATTCTTTAGTTGGTGTTCAAAAATTAGCTGCATTAAATTCTAACACAGCTACTCGTCATATTTTAGATGGTAGTTTATATTTAACACAAACATTAGCGGAGGCTTTATCTATTAGAACAGCTGATGTGTTACAATATTCAGATTTTGCAGATGAGTTTGCTATGCAAATAGGAAAATATAATATGGGTGTTTTGGATGATATTAAAAATTTATACTTATATGATTTTGGAATTTTTGTAGAAGTTGCTCCTGATGAAGAAGAGAAAGCAAGATTAGAAGCAAATATACAAATGGCTTTATCTAAAGGTGGTATAGACTTAGAAGATGCTATTGATATTAGAGAGATTAAAAATATTAAGATGGCTAATCAACTGTTAAAAGTTAAAAGAAAGCAAAAAGCCAAAGAAGATATGCAGCGTAAAGCTCAAGAAATGCAAATGCAGCAACAAAATAATCTGCAATCACAACAAGCTGCGGCACAAATTGCAATGCAAAAAATTCAAATGGAAGGTCAAACTAAAATGCAGGTGAAACAAGCAGAGGTAAGTTTTGAAATTGAAAAGATGAAAAACGAAGCTGCATTAAAAGAAAAACTAATGAATACTGAATTTCAGTATGCGGTTCAGTTAAAAGGAGCTGAAGAAGCTCAAATAAATAGAAGAGAGCAAAATAGAGAAGAGGCTAAAAACAAACGTATTAGTCAACAATCTTCACAACAATCAAAATTAATTGACCAGCGTAAAAACAATTTACCTCCTATAAATTTTGAATCCAATGAGGATAGTTTAGACGGTTTTGATATGGCCGAGTTCAACCCAAGATAGCTAAATCTTGAGCTTAAATAATTATTAACTTTGTAAAAATTAAATTAAATAAAATGGAAATAAAAGTAAAAGAAGTTACTGATGTAACTGAAGAAAAATCAAAAGCTGAAATTGAACAAGAACTTTTAGAAAAGCATGAAGAAAAGTTTGAAAATTCAACACAGCCAGAAACAACAGAAGAAACAACAGCTCCTGTAAATGAAGAAGTAAGTCAAGAAGCAGTAAATCAGGAGCCAATAGATAAAACTCCATCGTCAGAGTTAAGTGACGAAGACGTTCTTTCATATATTAAAAGCAGATATGATAAAGAAATAAATTCTGTAGATGATTTATTTGCTCAAAAAGAAGCAAATGAAGAATTACCGGAAGATGTTTCAGCATATTTGAAGTATAAAAAAGAAACAGGACGTGGTATTGAAGACTTTTATAATTTACAAAGAGACTACGATACTATGGACGAAGATTCTTTATTAGCTAACTATTACGGAGCAACCGAAGAA